GGGTGTTATCTTGTTCTTTATCTAAATAATGTGAAGTAAGTACTTGCATTTCATCATCAATTAACATATTTGAACACCATGGTTCTAATGCTTCTAATAAATTAAAGTTACAATTTTTAATTACAAAACCAATATCATATTTAGGAGGAATAATAGGGTGACCCCATTCATCATTTTTAATCCAACTACCCCATTTTCTTAAATAGTAATTCCTTGCTTTTCTTTCAAAGAAAGCAAAATTATAGTCATTTTTACCTATATCACCCCCTGCTTTATCATTCCATCTATGCCCCCGGCATGTTAAATGGTATACTAAAGCATCTCTACTTTGGATTAATTCATATCCAACTAAAACCCACCTTTGAAATATATCAGAATCTTCATAAGGATAAGGAGCAAAACCCGAATCATGTCCTCCTATTTTTAAAAAATCCTCTTTATACAACACCCAGGGGGCAAACATTCCTCTAGTAGTTTTATTTTTACTATTTTGCATTTCTTCTTCAGCAAATAGATAAAAGTCATCCATTTTTAAACTATCAAAATCCATCCCAAAATCTTTAACTATTTTCTCTCTACCTTCTGGATGTAGGGGTGGTTCTACTCTAGTAGCACACACAACTTTTCCTGGAGTTAGATGTTTAGTTATGTTTTCAAGATAATTAGGGGCAATATACATATCGGCATGTAAAATTCCTACTATTTCATTTGTAGCCTTTTTTATTCCTTCATCATATAAAATAGTATGTCCTAAACGTTTTTCTTCTCTCCAATATTTTAAATTGTTATCTTTTAAGGAATTTAACCATTCAATAGTACCATCATCAGAACCATCATCAATTAAAATTAATTCTACTTCATCGGTATAATGCTTCCTAACACTATTATATGCATTTTTTAGGTGCCTTAAATTATTATAACTAGGTATAACTAATGTTATATTTTTCATATGTAAAAATTTTTATTGTAACCCTTTTATCATTTCATACTCGTCAAATATAGGTAAAGATTTCCACTTTTTCAACCATTTTTTAATATTTCTTTGTTCACATATTAACTGCCTTTCAGAACTTTTTCCACTATTTTCTTCTAACCTATGGCTTCCTCTTGCACCAAAATGCCATACTAAACTTTTGCTAGTTAAAACAAACTTAAAATCTTTATGTAACATTCTTAAGAATAAGTCCATATCATCCCAACTAGTAGGAGCAAATAAAGGATCATTTCCCCCTATTTCATCCCAATCTTTTTTCCTAATTAACCCAGAAACACCTTCTCCTTTTGGAACTTCAAAGTTGTTTATTTTAGTAAACTCTTGTCCCCACTCTTCAAAATATTCATTATTAAAATTATGATAATAAGCACCAAAAATATCTTTTTCTACAATAACAGTTCCAGGCCTATTAATAGAGTTACCAAACATATTTGGTTCTACTCTATGGGAATTAACCCACATTTTTTTATCTGGGTATTTATCAAAAATATCTACTAAAGGTTTGTCCCAATTTTTAGTAACATAAAAATCAGAATGCAGAAACATTATAAATTCAGTTTTTACTTTATTGGCACAGAAATTCATCCCACCCCCAATACCTAAAGGTATTTCATTTTTATCAATATAATATTCTAAATTATACTTTTCTGAGTTCTTAGCTAACCATTCATCCGTACCATCAGTACAATTTTCGGCGTGGATAATAAAAGGGGATTTATTATAGTAACTATTTTCTCTTACCGACTTAATGGCTATTTTTAAATAGGGTAAATTATTATACGTACTTATACAGTAAGTTATCATATTTTATAGTTTGAGTTTTTTTCTCTTAAAGTTAAAAATTTATCTTTCATAGGGGAATTTAAAAAATATCTATGCATATTCCCATCTGCTTGTTGGCAAAAATCATCTTCTTTTATTTCGATAGCTTTATTTTTAAAAGTTTGCCCTACTAAATGGGTTAAATTAATGTTATCGCTTACCCCCATTTTTAAATTATTTTCTTTAGCTAAGATACCAGCATAAAAATCTGGGCCCCACCCTAAAAATAATTCATCGGGAAAATGTTTTATAGTTTCAGCCATTTTTCTACTAAATACCGGACACATAAAGTCTATAAATCCAACTTCTCTAACAGTACCTGTACCCCAATTCCACATTTGTTTCCAGTGACATTGCCCTCCACTTGAATTAGTAATAGAAGGAGAGTATAAATCCAAATTATTTTCTTTTACTTCTTTTAACATATTTTCTAAAACACGGGGACCATGGAAAATTAAATCATTATTAAATAAAATAAAATAATCATGATCAAAATTAAGGAAATAATCTAATATAACATTTAACCCCCCACCAAAAAATAAATTTTCGGGAAGCTTATGGGTAGTAGATTTAGCTAATCCTTCAGTAGAACCATTATCCACCACCATTAACTCATGTTGATTAAACGTAATATCCCGTTTTAACTGTTCAACTAAATTGTCAGTTAACTCAGGTTGGTTATAATTAAGTGTTGCTAGTAGCATATTATTTTATTTAATATTTTAAAGGGGCACCCCAATTAGATTGTAATATAACACCTAAATAGTTTTGAGCCAAATTATCTAATGTATACCCTTTAGTTTTAGATTCAATATATTGTTCTTTATAATGAAATACTTTAAATAAAGGTTGAGCTGGGTATATTGGGAATAATTTGGAGTGTAAAAGATATTCTCCATACCAACTAAATTCGGAAGCACTATATTCTATTAATTTAGAAAAAGTTAAATTATTAGGTTTAATATAATTTTCTTCTAATCCTTCCCAAACTTTTGAATTCCATATAACAGGAGAAGGACCAAAATCATAATACCTTCCTTCTCTTCCAAATAAAAACATTATTTTTTTTCTATCTTGTTTAAAGGATTCTTGGGGATTAAATGGGAGAACTTTTTGAGCCCATTCAAACAATTCTTTTTGCTCATGGCATATTGTATAAGGAATATCGTCACTGAGTAGAAAATCAGTTTTAAAAAATGACCTAATAAAAATAGAATCAGAATCTAGACAAAGATAATTTTTAGTCAAACCTAATTTCCAAAATTGGGTTTTAATTACTTGTTGCCCTATCCAACCTGAACTTTGGTCTATTAGTTCATCCTCTATTAGAGTATATCCTTCTGTTCCTAATACATTTTTAAATAAAAGTATATCTTGAGATGGAACACTTATATAAAACGGAATATTATCAACATTATATTGGATTATTGAATCAAGTAAAATTTTTACTCGTTCAACATCTTTATGATAGCTTTTACAATATAAAACTATACTACCCATTAATATATTTTAATCCAACCCTCATAATACCTCCATCAATCTTTATGTTTTTTCCTACCATTGGCTTCTATTTTATCATATAAATTATTTTGTCTTTCTTGCCTTTTTATATCCTTTGGATGATATAAGGAAGCACCTTCTATATCTGGTAGAGGGGCATAGGTTTTGAATCCCTCTAATACTTCATGTACCTTATTTTTCCATTTTATCTCAGGTTTATTTTTCCAAACACGCCATTGGTAGTCGGGCCAATTAACCCATCCTTTTTCATTTACATTCCACCCCCATTTTTGGATGTGCTCTTGGGTTAGCCCAGAAACAGTATTTATTCTGGGGACTAAATATACTTCATTATCAGGGTTAGATTCTAGAATATAAGGGAGATTTGCAATTAGTGATTCATGAGGGATTTCATCAGCATCTATTTGAAATATATAATCCCCAGAACACCTTTGGGTTAGTTTGTTTTTCCAGTCAGCAAAATGCCCTTCAAATTCACCTTGTATCCAAGCTATTTCACAATTAATTGATTTAGATCTAAGATATTGTTCTATACCTCCATGACCATTATTGATATCATATAGTATAACTATTTCATCTTGGGGACGTTTATTTTTTAATAAGAAAGCAACAAGTTTCTGTATTTCAAGAAACTCATTGCAAACTGTAAGAGCGTATGAAATTTTCATAAGATTTTTTATTTTGGTAATACCCCAATATACGAAAGCCCATCCATGAAATCACGTTTTCCAAATTCTTTTAGTGTAGTCATATCTGCCCTATATTTAGCTCCTTTATAACTTTCTTGAAGTTCCTCTAAAACAGGAATTGCTTTAACAGCAGCCCATTTCCAACTATTTCTTCCACTACCATTGGCGAAAACCATTCCTTTATCCTCTACATTAATAGTTGTGGGCATCCATATTTTACCTGTTTCTTCTTCTTCATCCATTAATTCTTTATACAATTCAGGCACAATTTCAAACTGTTCATTAAAAAAATCATCCCCTTTTTTCATTAAAGAATTAGATTGGAACCCACAACCATAACATAATTCAATGGAAATATCTTTTGTAACTTCTTGCTTATAACAAGCATCTGAACCACAACGGGTACATTCTATTAATTCATCAAAATTCATTTTATTCTATTTTTTTAAGTTTAGGTAAGGCTAATTTAGGTAATTTTAATTCAACCTGTTGGGGAAGATTTGGGACATTATGTTCTAATATATTTCCCACTAATTCTTTCATTTTCTCCCAACTAAAATTAGTTTTAGCATATTGTTTTTGTTGTTTAGCTTTAGGGATAAAAGATTTATACTTTTTAAATACATCCTTTAAGATCGATTTCACATTAGACTCATTAGGTTTAAACCATTTCCCTTCTTTAATTAACCAATCATTAGCAGCTGAGGGATGTACATTCTCCAAAAACCCAGGAATTAAGGGAACATATTGGGGGTTTAAAAAATCAGTATGGCCACTCCAACCTGAAGCTATAATTGGTTTACCTATCAGACTAAATTCCAATAGGGGTCTTCCAAATCCTTCACCTTTAGTTAGACTAACCATGACTTTAACTTTAGGGTGGTTATATAGTTCATTCATTTCTTTATCACTAAATTCACCATTTAAAACATAAATATTAGGAAGATTTGTAGCATTCATATTATCCCTAATAGATTTAATTCTATCTAAAACCGTGTCACGACTTAGGTAAGAAGAAACCCCCACAGAGCATTTTAAAATAAGTGCGGGTTTTGGTCCTCTTATATTTTTAAAAGCTTCATAAAAAGATTTAACTAATACCCCAACATTTTTTCTATCATGTCCATACTCACCCTGCATCCAATGTCCAACAAAAAGGTAAGCAAAATTTTCTTTTACTTCATCTAATGTAATATTTTTCACTTCCGCTGGTGGGAGGGATTTATATAAATCAACATTAGCCCCCTCAAATACCACATGCACAGGTTTTTGTAGCCTAACTTGACCTACGATTTGTTGTGTATTTGGGTCCTTTTTTTCATAAACCATAGATTCAAACGTTGATTTAGTAAATTGAGATGAAACTATATTTATGTCCATTCTATTTAGCCCCTCAATCCATTCAGCTTTACATACAGTTGATTCAACTCCGGCCGTAGCTCCTATATTGTATTTCCCAACGGGTTGGAATTCATTTGGAATTGTAATTTGCATCCAAATATCGGGTTGAGTTTGTTGCCAATTGGGTTGAACCTTATGTTCTAGTAGAAATTCCCATTCAGGATGATTTTTGCAAAATCCCCAAGAAGTCTGCCCCCACCTTTGAGGTAATAATTCTACTTTATACTTATCTAATTCTGTAATTGCTTTGATGATGTCTCTAGATCTTGCACCATATCCACTCATAGTATCAAATGGTGATGATATTACAAATCTTGGTTTATTCATTAATATTTTATTTTATGGTTTATAAATTTACCTTTATACTCATTAGCATTTATCACTTCATATTTTTCTCTTGGTTCCCAAGTATTAAATAATTCATCTAAAGCTTCTATAACCCTTTTGCCTTGATGTTCTGATGTAAACCCAGCTTCGTCACTAATAGCCCATTCTCTACCCGCTAATCCTCTTGATTTTCTTTCAATGGGGGATAAACTATAAACTTCGATTAACTTTTCAGTTACATCCTCCCAACGACATCTATCATCAAAAATATAGGGAGTTTGGGGAGATCCTTGTATTGATCTAGAAGTAGGATAAACAGGGAATACCCACTTACCATGTTTAGTTAATGTACCTTTATGGTTTGAAGGTAGATCAGCTGTAGGAGTAAACCATTCACCATCTTTTTCAAATCTCATTTGATCTTGCATCCCACCAGTGACATTGGCTATAATAGGGGTACCCGCAAGTATAGCTTCAGTAAGAGTTAACCCCCACCCTTCATTAGACGTTATCAATACTTGAACATCTGCTATGTTGTAAAGATAATTTAATTCTTTTTCTGAGAGTTTAGTGTCTACAAATTTAATATTATTAGGATATTTCTCCCCAAATAAGTATTCTTTTACTTTTACTAAATCAGTCCCTGCGTCAGTTATCATTTCAGTTTTTAATACCAAATAACAATCTTTAGCTTCTTCTTCAGGTAAAGACTCTAAAAAAGCTTTGAACGCTAACATAGTATCAGGGATTTGTTTTCTCCTAATATTGCGGGAATTAAAATAAACAACAAACTTAGGAGTTTTACCTTTAAATAACTGGTTTTGGAAATTTGAGTAATCATCCTCCTTTTCTTCTATAGGGAAGAATTTATGTGGGTCCTTTCCGTGAGGGATATATTTAAATATTTTATTTTTCTCTCTTCCTTCTAATACTAATTTATTAATATTAACTGTCTGTTTTGATATACCCATTAGCAAATCACACGCCTCATAGTAAGGTCTATTATACATGGGGGCGGGGTAATCATCCCAAATATTTAGATAAGAAATTGGTATTTTCTTTCTGATTTCTTGCTCCATATTCCAAATGTACATAAAATATCTGGGGTCAGTTATTAGGAATAAGGCATCTGGTTTTTCTATATCTATTATTTGTCGCAGAATATCAGGGTTCCCATACCCATCTATCGGATAAATCTCAACGCTAGAATCTTTAAGACCTGTTTCTTCATCAGTACTAGAGGATAGATTAAATTTTTTCCCTTTTTCAGGGTGATTTATTGCCCCCGCTAATTGCACCCAATTGAAATGTTGTGCGGTATGGAGTACAATTTCTTTAGCTACAGTGGCAACACCAGAATGTACTCTTAGGTCATCACATATTAGCAAAATTTTCTTCCTTTCATTTTTAGGAAGATACTTAAAATCTTTATTCATATAACTATTTATTTAAAAATACAAAAAAATACTTCCTAATCCAAACGATGGTTAGTAAGCTTTTTTCTAAATTCTTCATCATTCATAAACAAATCAATTGCTCTCTCAGATAATTTTTGAAAACTAAATTTTCGTTTAATACATTCAATTTTAAAGTCATCCCATAGATTTCCATCTATTTTTACACTTGTTAATTTTTGGTCTTTACTCATGTTAATTAATTTATTGTCGATTTACGGTTATACATATATAAAGAAATAGGTAAATCAATATATTATACCCTCCCCACAATGCTTCTTATCATTCTTAAAGGGACAAAATCTGCAGTTCCAGCGGCTCACTGACTTAGGATACTCTGCTTCTCTTATCTTACCATTTGAGTTAAAGCATTCACTTATAAAACTATTTACTGCCTTTTTTGCTTTACCTAACTTAATTTTTCCGCTAGGAGGTGAAAAAGTTTGAACCCTATAGGCTTGATGTGGGGATTTTATATTATCATCATCAAAACTCATAACTTTTCTTTTAACAATAAAAAATTCAACTTCTATATCATTCAAGGGGATGTTATATTGATCTGAGAAGAATTGTTTATATAAGAGAAGTTGAAATTGTTTATCTTCGTCTTTTTTATTTTGAGCATTCCATCCTCTAGTACTTGTCTTTATGTCTAAAATTTTGAATGTTTTTGTTTTCTCATTATATAGTACAACATCCAAATACCCCATGTATAACACGTTATTATACATTTTATTTGGCGCAATTACTATAGGTATTTCACATCCTACTAAATGGGTGCCACGTTTACTAAAGTATTTACTCCTTCTTTTTTTAAACCAATCTAAAATTGCCACCCCATCTTCAAAAAATTCTCTCATTTCCTCAGCAGAAGAAAAATGATGGTTTTTATTTTTTTTATATTGAGTTTGATATTCTCCTATAAATTTTTCTTGAAATAATTCTTCTAAATTAATTTGATCCGCTTTAGTGGCACTTATTTCATACATTATACTAAGATAATGTTGAATTACCTCATGTAGGGCACTACCAAACACTGTGTGAATTGTACTTGTGAAGGCTTTAATTTTATCCTTATACTGTAGTTTCCATCTATGACTGCAACCTCTAAAGATACTCATTTGAGAGTAAGAAATATTTTTTTGAAAAGCATAATTGACAGGAGAAGGAGAATTTGCTCTTATATCCTTTACTATTTTAGGTATTTTTTTAGCCAAAATCGATTAACCTCTTTTCCACTTACCCCGATTCACAATCAAACCAATAATTCCATAATTAGATATATCAATGAATGTATCTTCCATACTTTCATTTTTAACATAATTCTTTCCGTGTACTATTAAATTTCTTAAACGGGAAATTTTATCTGTCATGCGGATACATAAACCAGTTAACGAAAATCTTTTATCTTCTTCATTATTTAATATATCTCCACCTAAAGCAATATTGTTAAGTCCATAGTCAAGATGTTTGCGAGCAAATGTTTCATACATTTCTTGTTGAATTGCTTTAAATTCTTCAGAAAGATCAGGATATTCATCTTCAAATACATCAATGGGGTTTTGTTCTGTATTAGGCATATCATACGAATCATTAATGGTAACTTTAGAATCTTTATTATTTCTCATCTCAAAATATTTTCCAACTGAATTACCCATTAATCTGATCTTTATAAGTAAAATACGTGTCTAATGTTTTTAGCCTATCATCAGCACTACTTAGCATTGAAAGAGCTTCTTCAGCACTTTTATAAAAATCTCCTATTGAATGGTCTCCAATCCCCACTGCTCCACTATCTAATAATTCAAGTGATAATAATGCCTTAGCTTTATCAGCTTGTGCCGATGTGCGTAACATTTCTATTAATCTATTCATTTTAATAATTTTTTAATTTCTTTTTTATCTAATCCTCTACCCTCTAATATACAACTAATTTTCTTGATATCCAACAAAATTATATATTCTTTAGCTACTTTACTAGAGCATTCAAAATAATTTTGTATGTGGGAGATTAATTCTACATTAGGTTGTTTAGTTTTAGATTTAATATACTTATTCCACCTATTTGACTTTGGTATATATTCTCTATAGATAGAATATATTTCTTTAAAATTTTGAGGTGGTAGTTGTTGGACTTCATTAACTATAGTAACATTATTAGGATCCATGCTTAATACTTTGTGGACCATAAAAGAATTCCATAACCCCCAATCTTTCTCAGTGAAAGTTGAGGGGTGGGATTTTTTACCAGTAAGTTCTTTTGTCCAATCAAAAACACTCTTCATTAAATAAGCTCATCTTTAAGTTCTTCTCTTAATTCTGCTGGTACCGATCCAGTTAATATCTTTTTAGTACTTGGATCATAAAATACTGGAATGGGAAGTAGGGCATCTTCACTAGTACCAGTAATAAATTTAGATACTGTGCGTAAAATAACTCCCTGTTTAAAAAGGCTACCCCCATCAAAATTTTTAATGGCAGTAGAATTTTTTAAATCAATTTGTGGTGCTTGTTGTGTTGGATTCATAATCTTTATTTATTAATTGTTTATTTTAAAATAAGTGAGGCATTTTAGCCTTAGTTTTTGAAAATACAAAATGCTTTAAAGTAGTAAAGTTAATTGTGGGGTTTTTGTGTTTTTTGACAAAATTCCAAGTATCTTCTTTTACTACATCATAAAAAACAGAATTTAATAACCTTGGGATGGATTTACTAGTAAAACCACTCTCATTTTTAATTTTAGAGTATACTTTTTCTACTAGGGCTTGTGTTACAAATTCTTCAGCTATTACTTCTTCAATTAAATTTTTACCCTTAATAATTGGAGCACCCATAGCCTTTATATGTTTTTCTTTAAATTCAGAAGTTACAATTTTAGCAAAAGTATTTCTTCCATATTTATTCGTAAAACTATAATTTTTAGCGACAATTCCTTCTCCAATACCCTTTCCATCTTTAATTAAGAAATTATTTTTTTCTAATTGATTTATTAACTGCTCGTAATTAGAATTTTGAAGTACGCAAATAGGGGGAATAAAGTTTAAACCCTTTTCTTCTAATAGTGGTTTATATTCATTATAATGTAAATACCCCATAGTGCTATCATCCCCATGTAGTACTTTACTTTCATCTTTACCAACAGCGACATCAAATATATAAAAATTTCTCCAAGAGTCTTCTCTGTAAGTTTTTAATGAATGAGGAACTAACCATTCCCCATAAAGTCGGTGGGTTGGGTTTTTCTGTAGATACTTTAGTAAATTATCCTGTTTAATTGCCCAAGCATAAAACCCAGCATTATCATTTTCTAGGGTTAAATGTCTTCTTCTGCTCCCGGCTTGTATTTCTCCTTGTTGGTTTAACCACACACTAGCATTAGTTCCATCAAGTTTTGGAAAAATGTATAATTCTCCTCTTTCTATATTTTCAACCTCAGTAGTCCCAAATCTTTCTAAGTGTTGATACTTTTTAAATTCCATAATTTTTATTTATTACTTATTAACTGGGAGATAAGAGAACAAACATTGATCTCTTTATCTATTCTAAAATTAGCTTTATATTGGTGGTCATTAATTAAAATAGCTACTGTACCTTCTTTACCAGGCATATATTCACTTGCTCTTTCAAATAAAAGTCTAAATAGTTCATCAAAATCTTCTACATTTGAATCTGCAATGATTTGTCTAATTGTTGTAAACATATAATTAGATTTTAGATCATGTTCTGAGAGTGTTTTAATTACTTTATCGATGTAATTAGATGATACTAATAATGATTGATTTAATTTTAATACATTATCTTGTGTAGATAACTGTATAGTATTAATACATTTACGTAAATCAGGATAGTATTGGTTAACTAAGGGTACTAAGTCATTTATTTCGAACTCAATAGATTCTTGGTCTAAAATCCCAGCTAAATGTTTAGCAACATCCTTTTTAGTAGGTGGTATAATTTTTAATACTTGACATCTTGATTGTAAAGGATCAATGATACGCTCTACAAAATTACAAGTCATTATAAATCTTGTCGTACGCGAGAAAGTTTCGATGATATTGCGGAGAGAAGCCTGCGCTTGGATAGTAAGAAAATCAGCTTCATCAAGAATGACCACTTTAAGTGGTTTAAATGAAGCCACGCTTGCAAATCCCTGAACTTTATCTCTAATTGCTTCAATACCCCGTTCATCACTGGCATTAATAATAAGAGACTCACAATCAAGATTTTGTACAATGAGTTTAGCAAGAGTTGTTTTACCGACTCCGGCTCCTCCATATAAAAGCATGTTAACAATATCATTCTGATCTAAGAATTTTTGTATAGTTTGTTTTAGATTTTCATTTCCAACATACTTGTCTAAAGTAGTTGGGCGGTACCTCTCGTTTAATAATCCGTGATCTTTAATCATATAACTATTTTATTTTAATGTAATATACAAATTCTATCCTGGGGCTCCTACTTCTCCATAGATAGAAAATGTTTTTACTGGTTCCGGTTTTATAAATTCTTCTGTAGTTGAAATAGCATATAACTCACTTTTAAGTGGGGCCAATCTATATTCCCCTTTAAACCCAGTTTTAATCATATATGCTTCTAAAGCATCAGTTAAAGTTTTATGGATTGGACCTTCTGGTCCATCTGCGACTAGTCTCCAACGATCAGAAGGTGGGACACGTCTTGCTATTAGAACGTTTTCTTCTACTATTTTTTTATTAGTTTTTTCCATTGTTTATTATGACCTTTTTTATGTTTACCTAAACATACGAAATAAAAATGGGGAAGCCAAGCTCCCCCATAATTTTCCTAAAAGTAATTTTACATACCCATCATCATTGAAGGATCTATTTGGGGTTGATTGTTACCCTCTTCATTTGGCTCTTCTACTACAGTACATTCAGTTAATAAAATTGTTCCTGCTACAGAAGCAGCATTTTGCAAAGCCGTTCTAGCTACTTTTGTAGGGTCAATAATCCCTGCTTCTTTCATATCAACTTTTTTATCAGTTTTGATATTGTGCCCAACCCAAGTATCTTTACCTGTTATATAACGAGCAGATAATATTTCAGCTTCAGTATTATCATACCCGGCATTAACTAAAATTTGGTTAAATGGTTTTTTACATGCTTTTTTAACAATACTGGCACCAGTAGTAGTTTGTTTTAAATTTTTAGAGGCATAAAGTAAAGCCATACCACCACCCGGAACTACTCCTTCTTCAATTGCTGCTTTTGTTGCATGTAAGGCATCATCAACACGATCTTTTTTCTCTTTCATCTCGGTTTCCGTATTTCCCCCTACATGAATAATAGCTACTCCTCCTGTGAATTTCGCCAGCCTTTCTTGGAGTTTTTCGATTTCAAACGGTGTTGATGCTTTATGGATTTGTTGTTGTAATTCTTCAATACGTGCTTCAATTTGTTCAACTCCTCCTTTTCCATCTACAATAGTGGTTTGTTCTTTTTCAATAGTTACTGTTCGGGCTTCTCCAAACCATTCCCAACTAAACTTATCAAGTTTCATTCCTTTTTGTTTGTCAAAAACAACACCCCCCGTAGTAATAGCTAGATCTTCTAAAATTAATTTACGTCTATCCCCAAAATCAGGAGCTTTGACAGCACATACTTTCATTGTACCTCTCATCTTATTAACAATAAGAGTAGCTAACGCTTCTTGGTCGATGTCTTCAGCTATAATTAATAGTGGTTTGCCTTGAGCGGAAACAGCTTCTAGTACTGGTAGTAATTCCTTTACTTGAGTTAATTTTTGGTCTGCTATTAATACTAAAGGGTTTTCTAGTAATGAAGTCATAGAATTATTATCCGTAACAAAGTAAGGAGATTTATATCCTCTATCGAATTGCATCCCTTCAACCGTCTCTAGATATGTTTCTCCAGTTCTAGATTCTTCAATATGAACAACCCCTTCCATCCCTACTTTATCAATAGCAGTAGAAATTAACTTTCCAATTTCAGGATCATTATTAGCAGAAATTGATGCAATTTGTTCTAATTGCTCTTCACTAGTAATTTCAGATGAAATTTGGGATTTAAGGGTAGAAACTATTTCATTCACGGCTGAATCTATATCTCTTTTTATTTGGACAGCGCTTTCTTCATTATTAAGAGCGCTTAATCCAGCCTTAACCATTTCTCGGGCTAATAAGGTAGAAGTTGTAGTTCCATCCCCAGCTTTTTCGGCAGTTTTTATTGCTGCTTGTTTCACTAATTGAACCCCTAATTCTTGTTGTGGATCTTTTAGTGAAATAGATTTCGCAACGGTAACTCCATCTTTTGTTGATTGAGGGGCCCCCTGAGGGTTAGATATGACTACATTCCTACCATTTGGACCTAAAGTAGACACTACAGCGTCCGCTAGGATATCAATTCCTTCTACTAGATTTTCTCGGGCTATTGAGCCAAATTCAACTTTTTTATTCATTATCATTTATTTTACAAAGTATTTGATTTTCAGGACCTACATAATATTCTTCTCCGTTATAGGGTAATTTAGTAAAACCCATTGTTGGGAGTACTACTTTATCTCCTACCTTTAGGAGGTTAAAAATAAATGTCCCTGTAATTGTGGGTTTACCAGGACCTACGGCTACAACCTCTCCTATCTCATTGGTTTCTTTCCCAAGATCTGGTACAATGATGCTACCATAAGTAGTCTCTTCTTCTTCTATGGGTTTTACAATAACTGCATCAAATAATGCTTCTAATTTCATCGGTATAATCTTTAATTTGGTTACTAATTGTTTTATAATTGTTAATATATTCTTCTAAACTATGGAAACTATCACTTTCACACTTTAATTTCGCAATCTTAGTTAAAGCTTCTTCAAAAGTTGCAAAATAATATAATGATTTTTCATATATTTTTCCCTCCCCCTTAGATTTAAAATGACTTCCGTCAGTTTTAACATTTTGTTTTACTGTGAAGCAAAATTCATCCTTAGAGATAAAAAAAGGTTCAAGTAAGACATCAGTAATAATTTGTGTAGACTTTCGTTTTTTGACCATATATAACTAATTTTATTTATCAATAATATACGAATAAAATTGTGCTAGGGCACGATTTTTTTAGAAAACTTTTACTTTATTTTTATGGTTTTGGGTTTGGCTTCTTCAGCTAAAGGGATAAAAATGGTTAATAGCCCATTTTTCATTTCCGCAAAAATTATCTCTAAATTAAATTTTGGGGATATTTTATAGCCTAAATCAAAAGATTTTTTAGATAATCCATGGTATATAAACCCTGAAAAGTCTGTATCTTCTTTGGGTTTTTTATAACTAATTTTTAGTAAATCACCCTCTACATTTAAATTTATATCATCATTACTTAGACCAGTACAAGCTACTTCAAAATGTAGCCCTTTGTCGTCATAGTAAATATTTAAAGGGTGGGGTTGCTTAGAATTTAAAGCAGGTGCAAATTGATCTTCATTATTGAAGAAATTACGGAATAAAATATCGAACTCCGAACGTTCGGGAAATAATGTACTCATATCATTTAGTTTGTGAGTTGCTTAAGCTAACTCGATTAATTAAAAACATAACAACGTGCCCTAGCTACAATTTTATGTTTATTATAAATATAATAACTACTCATTTCTTGCCAGAAAATATTCACTTTCTATATCACTAGAAGAAAAATTTAATTTCATCATCCCATTCTCAGATAGTTGGAAAATACCTTCATCCATATCTTTATTAGTATTTAAAATATCTCTAAATATATTAGAGTTAAAGGGTATTTCAATCCCATCATGGGATATTTCCCCTAAAATATTATAGGATACTTTATTTGAAAACCCGGTATTATCCCCAAATATAAACTCACATTGTAAATCACCATCTAAATTACGGACACTCTTTACCATCATATTATCCACATCGGCTAAAGCATTTTTGGCTTTAATTAAATAATTAATATCTTCTTTTTTTAAAGATAGTTTTATTTCAAATTCTTCAGGGTCTTCGTAATAAGTATTTTTCCCTAAAATTAATATATCAGCTAATGAAAATGTTAAATCAAAATTTAAATCTGCAAGGTGCATTTTAGTATAAATAGATTTTATTTTCTCTAAGGATATCATTAACTCACCACTAGTAATAGAAACTAATTTGCTTAATTTATGGGTATCAAATATCCCCAATTCACTATCTTCAACGGGGAAGTCTTTTAAAACAACTTTACATACTCTTCCGGCTTCACCTGCGTACACAGTTAATTGGTTGTTTTTTACTCTCCATTTTACTTGATTGTTTAAACCATTTAAATAATATTTGGATATAGTGCTTACTAATTTGCCTTTATTTACCATTTGATATAACTTTTTATTGATAGTAATATACTATGAAACTTAATATTTTCAAAGTAACTTTAAAATTTTTTTAACTGTATTTTTTCCTACTTTAATTGTGTGGAATGGGATAGTATTTTCCTCTAGAACCTTTTTACAATATCCATCAATTCTCTTTGATTCTTCTAAAGTTTGGTATCTTTCTTTTTCATTATAATTTTTTTTATTTTTTATACTCCTTTCTAATAAAATATTAATATTATCATATTTGTTATGAAGATCTAGAACCATTTGATTAAATGAATCACTATAAAAGTTAGCAGGGTATCCAGTATCGTATAATGTTTTATAAATAAGAGAAAATAATACAGGAGAGTCGATCACTATATAATCTACTTTACCATAAGATTGGGCTATACCCCGATGTTGGTTTGCTAGAACAAATAATTGATCTCGGGTTGCTTCCATGTTATTATCCCAGGCTAATACCTTGGGAAATTCATAAGGGCTATTACAACTTATATGTTTCTTCTTAAGTTTATAAGTAATACCAGCAGCTATTGAGGATTTACCTATACCAGGCCCCCCAAATAAATTAATAATTTTAGTCATAATTAAATTTCAAAGGAGGATAAGGAGTTAATATAAGGATTAAGATCAAGAGACCACCCTAAATCGGAGAAGAAACCACTTAACTTATTCAACAAGATAGAATCGAATATTTTTTGGCGATCAGCATATATGTTTAAAAATTCCTGTATCTTTTCAGGTATATCATGATCTTGGAAAGCTAAGGCTTCTATTTTATAAGGATTATCTTTTAACCATATCCATTTAACTTTATCAGCTAAAGTAATTAAATTGTGCTTACGATCTAATTTCCATAATCTTAACAAATCATTATAACGAATAGCAGCCCTAACGGGGGCAGGAGCACCTTTAAGGATCTCAGTAAACATCTCACCAGCACGGGCACTTGACCCGGAATATTTTTCTAGTTTTTTTACAGCTGAAGGGTTTCCTAGTTTAGTAAGGGGAATTGTCCCATCTAGTATTTGAACTTTAAAGGCTTTAATTTGTTTTAAAATATTACTATGTTGTTCTCCTTTTAGAGATTGTTTTAAAATATCATTAAAAAATTCCCCTAAAATAGGTGGAAAATTTGCTTTCATAAACTCTAAACCTTTAATATCTAGAGTTTCTTTTGAAATTCCTTCCTGTTTAGTAATCCATTGTGCATAACGTCTAGTGGCTCTAAAATATGCAGAGCGGATAACACATTCTGTCTTCATTTCTAAACGGTGCTTATGTGGATTACCCCCAATAGTATCAGGAACATTGAAACACTCCTTAGCTAATATATCATAATGGTCAGTGATAATATCTTGGTATTTCATAGCTATACCCTCAAGTTTATTATCTTTCTCTTCATCACTAAACTCTTCAAAATTGGGATAAAGAAAATTTAATATAGGTTCTGCGTTAAAATAGTTCGAGTCCGTATCAACATATGAACAATAATTTTCATCTTCTTTATCACAGATAAACCACGGTGTATCTTCTAAATGTTTCATAACTAAAATTTACTGTCTAATCCGGGGATTTGAACGATACCTCCATCTTTTTGCCCATCCGATCGAGTAGTATCTTGGGATTTAAGTTTAACTTCAAAAGGCACACCATTTAATGTAAATTTTCCACCTTGTTTAAGCATTTTCCTAAAAAAATTTTCCTGAGTTTCTGTCCATAGTTTACTCATTGTTATAATTTCCCCTTTAGATATTTCTTGTCCATTGACTTTAATAAGCATGTTTTTTCTAATGGATTGTGGTTTTAAAGACATATTATTTATTTTAAAAGTTTTTCTTTTGGTATTATACCTTTCATTACACTATT